GCTAAATCTACACCTGTAGCTTCTACATCTCTAAAGTCACCAGGAGATAGAGGCTCATTATCACCTACAACTTTAACACCTTTAGCTTTAAAACCAGCAGGTAATGTTGCAAACTGTCCTGAGTCAACTAAGTTTCTCATAGCTGCAGTTGCAGTCATTGTAAGATTACCTAAGAAATGTATTAGACCTAAACCATAGAAACCAAAACCTGGAACAAACTTATAATGTGTAAAGAACATTTTCTTTTGTTTAGTTGGGTCATCTTCATTATAGTTTCTTCTAATAGATAAAACTTTTTTTGAACTTTCTTCAACTGTTACAATATAAGGTAAACCAATACCACTGTCATCTAAATCTAAATAACAATGTTGTTCTAATAAAACATATTGAGGGTCAGAGTCAGCAGGTATAGATGTACCCATAATCTCATCAACCTTCATTGACATTGATGTTTGTTCTATTGGTTGTGCTTCAGGTAAATCCATATCTTCATAAACACCTGCATCAATTTCTTTAGCTAAGTCATTTGGATTACGTAATATAACATGTGTATATCTATCTGCCTTCATTAAATCTGAAGCATGATAAGATACATAAAACTGGTCAATAGGTACAAACTCTGAACATGGTCTGTCTAATGATGCATCATAATAAATCTTTTTAAATGCTGAACCAATAATAGGTAAATGAAACAACATTCTTTCAAACTCATGAAAGTATTCAGGCATCATATCAGTTAACTGATAATTCATAAATTGTTTTACACGAGATGCTTGTTGTTGTTTTTCTACAGTCTCAGTTCCAATTATCTGAGCCATAACTGGTCCACCTGCAGGAAATAATTCCTGAGAAGCTTTAGATTGAAACTTCACTGCTGACTCTATTAAGAGTGGATGAACTGCAGTACATGCACCTTCAAATGGTTCTGAAGTTTCTTTTAATTTTAATCCTAATAAATCAAAACCTCTTTGGAAAGTTTCTTCCCATTCTTGTCTTGATTCTTTATCTGATTCGTACTTATCATAAACGTCTGCACCAATCTCTTGTAATCGTTCTTCATCAATAGTTGGAACTAAATTATCATAGTGACCTCCTGGCATACCTTCTTCAGGCATAATAGCAGGATTACCCATTAGGTCAACTACTGCTGACCCATCTTCCATCATTGCCACACTTTCATCAGGAAGAGGTTCGTTAACTATTTCTTCAACTAGTTTTTCTTCTTCGTCTAACTCTGGTGCTTTATCAAATGGATTTTTTTCAGTTGGCATTATATAGTCCTTTGTGTGTTATAATTTTTATAATAATCTCTCATGACACTTCCACCTTTTTTCTTTTTTATAATATTATTTATATATAGTCTTGGATTAATTTCATCAGAATAAGGCATCCTATCTTTAACACTTTGAAATGCTCTTTTAAAATCTTTTGTTTGTTTTAATAATTTTTTTGCTTCTTCTTCTGAAGTAGCTTTAATTGTAGCCATTCCTCTATCTTCAAGTTTAAAAGGTCTTTCTCCTGGAGATTGTAGTTTAGGTCCTACTAATTTAAAACTTATATTATATTCATTTAAATCATCAGTTTTATTTAAAACTTTAAGACCACCAGGATAAAATTTATCAATTACTTTAGCTTGTAATTCATCATTAGTTATTAAATTTTCATCTTTTTGTTTTAAAAAACTATTTATTGTTTTTTGGTCATTTGATGATAAAGGTTTTCCTTTAAGTTTTTCAATAATTTTTTTTGAATTATTTTTACTTATATTACTTACAAGTTTAAAAATTGATGCTGCTGACATTATATAGTCCTTTGTGTGTTATAATTATATGTATTCTTTTCAACCATTCCCCCTGTTTTCATATTTACTATTCTATCGTAAACAACATGTTCTTTACCTCTAACTGATATTGTTCCAACAGGTTCTCCTAATTCTACAAAACCTTTCATTGTTGGTCTTAGTCTGGGTTCTGATTTAGACTCAGCATATCTTGATAAATTTACACCTTTAGGAAAATCAGCTTTTAATGCATAATAATGTTTACCTTTATTCTCAACAGAAACTAAAGTTGGAACTTCTTCAAAACCTTTTGGAGCATCTATCCATTTCCATCCTGCTTTCTTTTTAAATAAATTTGTTTTTATTTTTGTTGCTCCTTTAACATCAGGACTTCCAACAATATCAGCTTCAATAGGACTAGCTTTAAAATTTGGCTTTCCATCTTCACTAATAGATATAGTTGCATCTTTTAAATTTTTATTAGTTAAAGATTCTTTTGTTACAGGGTTTAAATATTTTCCTCCTTTTTCATATTCTACATCTTTTAAAAAAGGTTTAAAATCTTTACTTGTTCTATCTAACATTCTTTGAGGAACTGGAAAAACATTAATTCTTTCAGCTACAGATTCTAAACCTTCTTTAACAGGAGTAGTAGTTATCCCTCTAGTCGTAGGAATAGCTTTAGCTGATTGTAACTTTAATAAATTAAATAATCCTCTGGGTAACATAATTTTCTTTCACAGTTATTAATTTTATATTATATACTTAAAACTTCCAGTATGCAACCCTTTTTTTTCTTTCATAACCTTCTTCATAGTCAGGGTCATCTGGATGAACTAAGTTCCAAGATTCTTTCATATAGTGTATTGCCATAGTCATTGCGTCTACTTGGTCATCATGTCGTGCATTAGGAAACGTAATCATCTCACTGTACAATGAATCACTCCAGTCGTGTCCTTTTGGTAGCATTACTCTACCTGCTTCCATCATTGGTGTTGCTGCGTACACTCTGGCAGTCTTGTCCCTATCAGGGATATAGTCCAACACAGGTAGACCTGCCCTACGCATGTCTTGTATCAGAGATTGACCACTTGCCTTTTTCTCAATTATGCACACATCTGGCTGATGATACTCATACAGTTCTTGAGCCTTTGACCTTAATGTGGGATAGTCAAACCTACCACGTTCATTACCTAGTAATATAAGTTTTGACACCCAGTTCTCAGCTCCACGTGAATCTACTTCCATCTCTTCAAAGATACCCCACGTTTGAATGACACTATAGTCAGCAGTTGTTTTGGTGGAAAAGGCAGTGTCATATGTTTGAATAATATAACTACATGCAGGTGGTTCTTCATAGTCCCACCATTTAACCCATTTCTTTTTAATCAGACCTCCCTCATCAGGGACAGGATTTTGCATGTACAATGATTCCCAATAACGTGAACCATTACTTGCCTTTATTTCCTCTTCATCATTTTTCAATATTGAAGTAGGCTTCCACTCAGGAAAGTATGAAGAGCCTTCTGGGAGACCCAATAACTTACTTGACGATTCGTCTACCCAGGCAGGAATCTTTATTACTTCCCATTTGTTTTGTAATTCAACTTGTGATTCTTGTCGTAATAACCACCCACATAAATCGTCCTCATGATAACGTGTGTTGATAATGACAATTGAACCATTAGGCATGATACGTGTACGTAAACCTGAAGGGTACCATTCCTTTACATATCGTCTACCAGTTTCACTAAAGGAGTCCTCTTCAGACATTACGTCATCTAGTATGGCAATATGTGCACCACGACCTGCAATCTGACTTCTAACACCTGCTGCATAATATGTACCACCTTGATTTGTTTTCCATTTACCTGCTGCTCTTACGTCACTACGTAAAGTAACAGATGGAAAGACAGTGTTGAACAAATCATAATTAACCAAGTCTCGCACACTTCTACCAAAGTCTGAAGCCAGTTGGTCTGAGTGTGAGACAGTCAGTATCTCACTTTGTGGATGTTTACCTATGTACCACGCAGGAAATAACTTTGAACAGATTACTGACTTGGAAGAACGAGGAGGAAGAAAGACCATCAGTCTTTTTATTTCTCCACTTTCAACCTTTTGTAATCTATCAGCTATAACATGTATATGTCTACCCATTAACCAGTCAGGTACAAGGGTAGGTGCAAACATAGCTATAAAATGTAAAAAGCTGTCCTTAGATTGTTGTACTGCTCTTTGAAAGTATAACTCTCTTAACTTAATTAGATTACTATTTGTATTATTATCTTGCGACTGTATTAGGTCCATAATTTATCACTGGTGATTTATATTCTTTTGGTTTCACTCTTCGTGCAAAGTTTGAAGGTATAAGCCAAAAGGTGGTCCCCTTAATTATTTTTATTCCCATTCTTTTTCATTGTCCTTAATAATCTCTACAGGAACGTATGGCTTTGAAAAATATTTTTTATTATATTCATCAATACATTCTTTACAGATTGTTCCTATAGTTGCCATTACCATTATGTATAATAACCATGTAAATAAAAACATGATACAGCCATAATAAATAACTGACCAAAGTTTATTTATTAATGTTTTCCAGCTTGACAACATTCTCATAATGTTTAATCTCACGTTCAAGTTCTTCAGGAGACTTGTTTGTAATGTCTTGTTTAATTTCTTTACGTTCAATTAACATACCCATATGTTTACCTATAAACTCCATTGCTCTATTAGCATTGGTTAAATCATTTTCTGCCATACCTTGATTATAGACTTCTATAAACTTTTTAAGAACTTCATTGGCATCCAGTGCCATATGTTTAACTGCTTCTTGTCGTAAGTCATCAATACGTGCTCCTATACGTTCCTTCTTTAATAACTCATTGGCTGATGCACGAGTCTTTGCATCACTATCTAAATCTTTATAGCCTGCTGCACGATATGCCATTAATGTATCACCAGTGGATAAGAACTCCATACAAAACTTCTCCTGCATAGGTGACAGTCCACCTGGCAGTTTGTTTGTTGCAAAGCTATTGTACTTCTTTTGTGCCTTATCAAGCATTTTGTATTTTTCTTCTTTAGAAATCTTTTTCATATACTTAATCCTTTTTATGTTAGCTTCTAATACTCTGCGATAATATTCCCTTTTCATCTCTACCAAGTCTGAACCTGCTGCTCTATGCTTACGAGTCGCTGCAGTTTGTCTAATGAGAAGTTTAAGTTCTTCATCATTTAGATGTTGGTAAAGTAAATTACCTTTATATTCCATAATAAGTATTATACATGAAAAGATAAAATAAAAAAAGTTTTTATTAAGGGTTGACAAAATGAAAAAAGTATGATATAATCTATTCTAACTATAGGGGTTAAAGCATACCCCTAGTTAATCTTTTTAACTCAGTCCTGAGTCTATATATGTTCTATACAAGTTCATGACAAACCCCAAAATAGTTTTACTGGGACTCCCCACGTCAATATTTTGACACCAAATATGATTTGTCCATAATTTTTTGGGGGTACCCTTTTTATTCTACACGCATGCACCCCTGTTTTTTTTTGTCCCCCTTCCTTGATAATGGTTATTAGAATTATTCTAAATTAGTAACAATCCTTTTTTAATTGATAATGATTATTAATATCATTCTAAATAAACTTTGTTGTATTTTTGCAACAACCTTAGTTGATAATGATTATTAATATCATTCAAGTTAAGCTTTTTGATAATGATTATCAATCTCAACAAGTCTTTCACTGTCTTTTGATTGTCTTTATTGATAATGATAATCGTTATTAATTGGTACTAATTAGACATAGTAATTATTATTCATTCTATGAATGTTTAATAAAATCAATATATTAAATTAAAATGTAAAATAGTATTGACATATAACAAAAAAACTTTTTATGATATGTATCATTAAACAATTAAAATGTTTGTGTATAGTCTTTATATTGGATTTAAATATATAATGATAATGATTATCAATAAAATAAATTAAAATTAATTGAAATAAATATTTGACAATTAAAAAATAAAAATGTTAAGATTAATTAATATTAACTAATAAGGAAAAATAAAATGAAATATAAATTATATAAAGATAATAAATTATTAAAAACTTTTAATAATAGATTTAAACTTCAAGAATATATTCATAATATACAAGCATTTTCAGAAGATTATGCTTTAAAATATGGTGGATTTAAAATAAAGGAAGTAAAATAATGTTAAAACAAACTTTAAAATATGATTTATCAAATTTAGAAAATATTTTATTTGATAGTTATAAATTTACTGCTAAAGAATTAGCAAACCACTATATTAATTTAATTTACTCTAACGATAAACATATAAAAGCTTTTAATGAATTTCCTAAAAGCTTATTATCAATAGAAAAAGATAGTAAAACAAGTAAATCAACAAATATTGAAAGTAAACTTACTGCTATTCAATATTTATATCCAACAAAACAATCTTGCAATTATGCAAAAATTGCTAATTGTTCAAAAGGTTGTTTAAAAGATTCTGGAAATTCTTTAATATTTCAAAATGTTAATTTATACAGATTGAGAAAAGCATTATTTAAAATGCAGTATCCAATTGAATATTTAAACCTTTTGAAAAAAGATATTGATAAATTTCTATTACAATGCAAGAAAAGAAATTTAAAACCTTGCATAAGATTAAATGGTATTACTGATTATTCTTATGAAAATGATTTTTTAATATTTAATGAGATAATAAAACCTTATACTAACAAACATAATGTTAAGTTTTATGACTATACAAAAAATGCCAATAGAAATAGTCAAGGTTATATTGATTTAACTTTTTCTTATAGTAATGAAAAAAGATATCAAAAATATGTTGATATTGCATTAAATAAAGGTATGCGAATTGCAACAGTTTTTAAAGATAAGGATACTTTAGAATATTATCAAAAGCATAGTTTTTTAAATAGAAAAGTAATTGATGGAGATAAACACGATTTAACCTTTATACACGATAACGATATTGTATTAGGTTTAATTGCTAAAGGAAATTTAAAAAAAGATAATGATAATAATTTTATTGTTACTAAACCATAAAAAGAAAAGGAAAATAAAACTATGAATAAAATTAAATCAAATCATAATAATTTATTAAATTATTTTATATATGATAATCAAAAATTATCTAAAGAATATATAAAAAAATGTAAAAAATATTTGACAAGTTTAAAATAAATGTTAATATAATAGTTCCTTTTTTACGTTAATATTAAAACGCCTAATTAATTAATTTTAGTTAGGCGTTTTTTTTTGTGTATAATTCCTGGTGATAATGATTATTATTATCATTCTAAATAAAAAAGAACAAAAATAGAACATAGATTTTATGAATAATAAAATAAATTAGTATAAAGAAATAAAATATAAAAAAATAAATTTTATTGTTGACATTGAAAAAAGTCTTAGTTACTATGGTATTATAAACAACTAACTAAGAAAGGAAAAAAAACAAAATGAAAATAAAAAACTTAATCAAATTTGTTTTAAACACTCACAAAAAAAATAAACCTTTACCAAAAGATATAGTAGAAATATTAGAAAATGGTCAAGTGTTTAGTGAGAGTAAGCAACAATTTATAAACATAGCTGACTTAGATTTTTTACATTTAATCAGAACAATAAATAAAAAACTTTAATTAAAAAGAAAGGAAAAATACAATGGCTAAAAATAAATTTGGAAAAACTGTAAAGGTTGATAACCCTTACGCAATCTATAAAAATGATAGAACAAACTTTGAGCATAGAGTTTTAAAAACTTATCAATCAAAAGATAAGGAAAGTAAAAATGAATATGCAAGGTGGTACGTTGCGAGTCGTTCACCTTATACCTATGGTTCGTGGGAGTATGGGGACATCTATGTTAAAGATGTAATTAACTTTCATAATCTTATAGCTTCCACTGATGAATGGAAAAAAGAATATGAGTTTATTGACAAAGTAAAAAAATCAGTTAACTTTAATTATAATGATATTATTTAGAAAGGAAAAATAAAATGTCAGAAAACGATAAAAAACTTTTAAGTCTTTTAAAAGATACAAACTATTGTAAATTTTTAGAGTATATTGAATATATACCTAAAGTAATAAAAAATAATGTAAATGAAAAAGATTATTAGAAAGGATTAAATAAAATGAATTGTAAATTGTTATGTAAAAACTGTGAGCAAGAAGTATCTAAAGATATTACTAGTTCAGTATGGGAATATCCATATGAATGTATTGAATGTGATGAAAGCTTTTTTGAATTTGAATTAATTAGAAAGGAAAAATAAAATGAGTGATGTATTATTAACTAACCATAAAAATCAACTGTACGCAGAAATAGAGTTTGATTTAGAGAGAGTCTATCAAGAAAAAACATCTAACTTTATCTACAATGGAGAGAGAATAACTAAATTTAACTTTGAGGAATTTGCGACAGATACCAAAGTTATAAATGATTTATTTGAAAGTATTATAGATGAAGTATGGCATATGCACGAAGTAGAGTTTGCAAACTGTCAAGAACTTACTGATGAATCAGAATACTTTAGTGAATTTGCTAGTGAATACTTGTATAATTTACTTAATGAAGATTTGCAAGAGCATAGACAAAATGAAATGCCTAGTGAAGAACCTATTAATATGGAGGAATTATGAGTATTGTTAAATGTCCAGATTGTAAAAGTACAAATCTTTATTTCTATTATCACGAATATATAAACTGTGGTGCAGATGATAATGTTACTTTAAATCAAAATAATAAAGGGGAATGGATAGCAACATTCCCTAAATTAAAACACGAAGATTTAACTCGTAATGAATTAATGGGTTGTAAAGATTGTTCATCTGAATTTGAAATTAACTCTTGCGATTATGAAGATGAGAATGGTGAATATAAAAATGAATGTTTTGATTGAAAGGAAAATAAAAACAATGTATGATAGATTATTATTAAAATTAATACTAGCATTTGGTCTGGCTATGTATGCCTTATGGCATAGCAACCAAGTGCTACCAATATAGAAAGGACTATGACTATGAAAAAATATACAGTAGAATATGACCATAATGAAGAGCATTTTAATGACTTGTCAAAAGCATATGAGTTTGCAGAAAGTCAGGGACTTTTAGGTCATGATATAGTTATCTATGATAATCATAGAGATAAAGGTAGAAAAATAATTGCTGAAGATAAAGGGGTAAGAACATGAATATATTTTATTTATCAGATGACCCACAGATTTGTGCAGAGCAACACTGTGACAAGCATGTGGTCAAGATGTGTATTGAGTATGCTCAGTTATTATCAACTGCTCATAGGGTTTTAGATGGTGAAGAATACACTATTATACAAAATGGTAGAAGACTCAAGAGATGGAAACACCCTAATCAAATGTATGACAAGGGATTAATGTTAGCTAGTCACATCAATCACCCTAGTAATAAATGGGTTAGAGAGAGTCATAAAAACTATTTATGGTTAAGAAGTTTATTAGACAAACTATTAACTGAGTACACACATAGATATGAAAGAGTACACGCAGTGGATAGACGCAGTCATTTATTTCTGTACCCACCAAAAAACATTGAGCATAAAGGACTAACACCTATGCCACAATGTATGCCTGATGATTGTAAGATAGAGCATATGCCTATACTTGCGTATCAGAATTTTTATATGAAACACAAACGACCATTTTGTAATTGGACTAAACGACCAAGACCAATATGGTTTACATAGAAAGGATAAGTTAATGTTTACATTAAAACAAATAAAAGATATAGCAATGGAAATAAAAGCTGATGGTGAATGGGTTAATGATAGTCAAACACAATCTGAATACATTGGTGTATGTAATGGTCTAAATTATTTAATAGATGAACTTGAAAAAATAGAAAGGAATAAGTAATGGGTAAATATTTAAAGACTGAAATAGATTGGCAGATGATTAATAACTTTGCCAAAGAGATTTTAAGATTGGAGTTTGATAATCCAGTCTTGAAAAAATGGTGTGACACTGAGGGTTATGAGGGTTCAGAGTTACGCAAATACTTAACTGAAAACTGCAATGTGAAATTTCATCAAGAAAAATATGGTTCTTATGTTATGTTTCCAATGCATCCAAAAGTAAAGGAGTAAAACTATGGAAGCTTTTCTACACAACTGTATGGACTGTAAAAAACTTACACAAAAAACAAAAATGTGTTGGTTTGGAAGTGAAGATAGGTTAGTATGTTATGAGTGTAGTTTTGAAAGACTACGAGAAACATATAAAGAACCAAGGAGAGCAATGAAATGAAACGCAAAGTTTTTATATTAACAAATCTTGAGAGTGGTGACACAAGCACTATGACTGAGAGAGATTTAGAAGATTGGGGAGTTGACGAGTTTATAGTTGATGATGCATACGAAAATGAGGAGGTTACATTTGAGTATAAAGGCACTGAGTATACACTTGAGAATCCTGATATCTATGATACAGTAAGTTATATAAATAAGAAAGGGGTAAAATAACTGTGAAAAAATTTGTTGTAACAACCTATGCTACTGCTGAATGGCAGTGTATAGTAGAAGTTGATGATGATGCTTCTATGGAAGAAGTTGAAGAAAAAGTTTGGGCAGGTGACTATGAAGAATTAAACAATGGTAACCCTACCAAAATTGAAGACGAACAAATAGAATCATTTGTTGAACAACCAGATGAAGTAATAGATAAATTAAAGAAAGGACTATGACTATGTGTGATGTAATTGATTTTAAAACTAAAAAGAAAAAGAAAACTAAAGTTACAGATGCAGAGTTTGATGTAGACATTGTGGCTGAAGACTTAACAAAAGTAATTAACAAACATATCAAAAGAAAGACGCATGGATTTGACATTGCGTGTGCCTTGGCAGATGTATCAGTGCAATTCATACACGATACTGCACCTTCAGTTGCGTCTGCTCAACATATATTACTAACTGCAATGCAACAACCATTGCAAGAAACAATAGAGTACGAGAAAGGAGAGTAACTAATGCCAATATTAGTACAATATAAAATCATTGATGGTTTCAATGAGTACAATGACTATCTCATACATCAAGATGACATTGATGTGA